AATTTCAAACAAGATCAGGACGTAAATAAAAAAATGTTTAGTAAAGCATTAGAATTCGTAGCATAATGAGAAAGATAATTTATATATTTTTAGTAATTCTCTTCTGGGCATGTAGCCCAGAGGAGATCATAGAAAATGTTTGTGTAGATGGTGATTGTAACGCAGAATTTTTTATTGATGAGTTAGTTCAACCCGATGCTTACCAAGATAGTAATGGATATTGGCATATTTTTTATTATGGTCCTAAATATTTTACTATTAGAGGTAAACTTGATGAAGTTAATGCAGTAGTTAATGGTGTTCCATTAATTGAAACACAATATGATTCTGATTATTGGATAGCATTAGATAATTTACGATTTACTGTACCTACTTATTCAGTATTAAGTTGGTTTACAGGAGGTGGGTTTAATAATCCAATCCCTATTGGAGAAATTGAATATACCCTATCAGATATAGTAAAAATTATGCCCCCTTTAAATATTGCTGGGTACCAGATACAGAAGAATTTTTGTTGGGAGTGTCCCTATGCTGAAACCTTATTAGGTACATATAGTAAATATAATTACAATCCTAGACAGCAAATATTTATGGATAATGAGATGGTTGGTGATACTTTACAAGTATTTATTAAAACTACATTTAATAATGATGTAGGTCCTAGAGAAATAGTGGAAAAATCATTTAAAATAATTATAGAATAATGAAACGTATAACAGAACACGAATCGAAAACCTTTATCCCCTTAAAAGAAAATTACGGAAATACCGGGATTGAAAACGCAGCTTTCTTTACCATCACCCCAAGTGAACGAGGTGAGGGATGGGAAGACGTAACGTATTATACCGAAAAAAAATACGGGCTTTATGCCGATCAAGGTGAAGGAGATCAATGGGTATATGTATTATCAAACCCATCATTACCTAAAGAATATCTAAAAATTGGTTATACTAAATTAAGTCCTGAGGAAAGAGCAATCCAAATATCATCTGCTACTGGTGTTCCTACACCTTATAAAGTAGAATGGGCTTATAAGTGTTTTAATGGTGAAATAGTAGAAAGAATGACCCATGAAAAATTAAAAGCATTTAGAGTTAATAATAGAAAAGAATTTTTTCATATTAGTTTGGAAGAAGCAAAAGATAATATTATATTAATCGGTAATAAATTTAAATAATATGGTTATAGTAATGCAAAATACTATAGATTTTCTTGTAGAGAGTAAGAGAATTAAAGAGTTAAATAAATTAATGGGTGATGATCTTCCTTGGGAGCCTAAAGAAACAGAAACAGAAGTTAAATATTATAAATTAAATTAAAATATGATGGTATATTTAATAATGGCAGTATTATGGTTAGCACTTACGGAATATATATTCGAGTTAATTGGTGAAAAATTAACCTGGGAAATGAAAATAATAAATTTTTTATTCTTTCCTATAGTACTAACAATATCCGTTTACACATTTATAAAAGAATTCAATAACGACTAAAAATAAAATTATGGAACAATCAGAAATCAATTACTTAAAAACTGAATTAGTTAATGACCTAGTAGCCACAACTACTGTAATGGAAGATCTTTGGAGATACCATCCAGAAAACCCAGATAAAAAGGATGTTGTGTCCGAGTATAAAGTATTAGAAAAAATAAAATTAGATATTGAGCAAGAATTGGAAAACCTAAAGGAATAACATATATTTATGAACATGATAGATAAAGATAAAGTATTTGATTTATTTTCCAAGGAAATGGAAAATGATAACTTGTCTATAGATGACCTGATGAAAGATCCCCTATCTAAGATTGGGATGTTTGTTAAGTTAATACAAAATCATGAAATATTCCATAAAAAACTTAATCAATTTTTATCTAAAGAAAACCCTAACTATGATATAGAACAAACTAAAAATGCTTCTATGTTTACTGTATATAATAGAGCTTGGTTTTATATTAATCAAATAGATCTTACAGATAAAAACCATTTAGATGCTGTATTAGATTTTAAAAAGGAACCCTTCCTTTCAATTTTAGAAAAAGTACTCCAATATTTTGAAAATATAGAGGAGTATGAAAAGTGCGCAAAATTGCTAACTCTAAAAAAACTTAAAAGAAATATACAAAATTACTAGGATACCAGAAAAACTTTACGTAGATTTGTAATACAGGTTTAGGAAATAAAAGGGGATAAAAAGAATAGGAAAAATAAGGCAACAAAATAATAAGAAAAACAGGGGATAAAATAAAAACCCCGTTATTAAAATTAACAATTATGAGAAATAAAAATTTATTTGAGAAAAAGTTATTACAATTATCTTCAGGTTTATTAGAACTTAAACGTATGGTAGGGGATACAAGAGAAACCGCTACTAGTTTTCGTAAAAGAATTGAAAGTAGTGAAAATATCATAGAGGATTTACAATCAATGATAGAGCAGGATAATACCATTAGTTAAATTAAAAAAAAATAGGTTATGAAATTAACAGCAGAACAACTCCAATCCAATTGGATCGAATTCAACACTAACATTGAGACATTTATTACTGGAGATCGTAAACAACGTTTACTTGATTTTTATAGTAAATATGAGGACCGTATTATATTAATGCCAGCAGCTCATAAGAAAGAATACCATTCAGCATTCCCAGGTGGGTATGTAGATCACGTTAATAGAGTAGTAAAGGCAGCATTGTCCATGTCCGCTGTATGGGAGGGGTTTGGTTGTGATATGACGACATTTACCCAGGAAGAATTGGTATTTTCGGCGATTAATCATGACTTAGGTAAAATGGGATCTGATACTGAAGAAGCATATGTACCCCAGACAGATAATTGGAGACGTGATAAATTAGGTGAAGATTATATGTTTAATAAAGCATTACCATTTTCATCCGTTCCAGATCGTGGATTATTTCTACTTCAGCAACATGATATTAAATATACTTTTAATGAAATGATTGCTATCCAGACCCATGATGGTTTATATGACTCAGCAAATGAGAAATATTTAAAAGCATTTATGCCAGAACAAAAACCTCGCACATCACTTCCATTTATTTTACATCAGGCTGACATGATGGCGGCACGTATTGAATTTGAGATTGAGTGGTTACCAAAATTCTCTAAGAATAGCGTGGCTACGCCAAAGAAAAATTATACATTGACGTCAAATCAAAAAGGTAATTCTAAACAAAAGGCACTTAATAAAGTATCTAGTGTAGGATTAAAAAACATGTTAGATAACTTATGATATTAAATATAGTAATTATTGTTTTAGGGGTTTTGGTCGTTGTCTTAGGATATACGACCATCAACCTATTAAAGAAAAATGAGAAAATGCTAGAAATAATTATCAATCAGAATAGTTATATAGCAGAATTTTCAAAACAATTAGAAATATCAGATAAACGTTTACAAGACGTAGATTCTAAAGGTATATTCAAAGCTGATGATGAAATAGGTTGGATTTTTGATCAAATAAAGGTAATACAAACCAATTTATCAAGATTTAAAGTCCAATAACATTTATGGCCCCAATAAAGAAAAAACGTAGACCTAAGAGTAAGAACTACTTCACTCAAGATACAGAAGATGCTATTGTATTATATAATAATACTGAATGTTCTGAAGTAAGAAGTAAAATTTACGATAAAGAAATTCATTATGCTTTCTTCAAACTTACTCAAAACATTATCCACACATTTAAATTTTACCATACAGAAGTAGAAAATTTAGAACATCTCCAACATGAGATAATTGTTTTTTTATTATCAAAAATTCATTTATTTGACCCAACAAGGGGGGCTAAAGCATATTCTTATTTTGGAACCATTGTAAAACGTTGGTTAATTCTATATAATACAAAAAATTATAGTAAAAAAATCAAAAAAGTACCTGTTGATGTATTAACTGGAGAACATTCGACCCACACATATAAAATGGGAGATGAAATTATTAAAACTGATTTAGATAAATACATTGATATATTTGTTGATCATGTTACATCAAACATATTTGAGTTATTTCCTAAAAAGAATGATGCCCAAATAGCAGATGCAATTTTAGAATTATTTCGTAAACGAGAAACTATAGAGGTTTTTAATAAAAAAGCACTTTATATATACATTCGTGAAATTATAGATGTAAAAACTCCTAAAATAACAAAGATTGCAGATAAACTTCATACTATCTTTAAACAACAATATATATTTTATTTAGAGAACGGTTACGCTAGATTCTAATTCCTTCTTATATCCATATTTATAATAAAATAACATCATGGGCGCATTAGATAGTGTAGTATTTGGTAACAAAAAATTCTCAGACATATTAAGTGAGATATATGATAACCAAAAAACAAAACAACAACAAATAGGGGGATTAATATCAGAATTAAAACCATTAATTAACGATATTGGTGATGCTACTTTGATTGTTCCTCTTATAAAAGAATATATGGAAATTGGTGTTCGAAATGACGAACAGTTAATAAAAATGTCCACAATTATACAACGTGTTTTAAACAATTCAGTTAGTGATGATCCTACTGGCATTACAGATGCAGAAAAAGATCAATTAATGAAAGAGTTAGAAACTCTTAATAAGAATTACGAAGAAAAAAAAGATGGCAGTAAATAAAACTGGAATCTCTAGATTATTTCAATCATCACCTAATACTAACTCAAGTATAAGTGGTGCTACTGATGAGGTTTCACAAATAGGAAAATTTATAATTGCTAGGGTTACAGATGTTAATCTTAATTCTAATTCTGATTTATTTACAAAAACTGGTAAATGGTCAGGAATAGGAACAATTAACTTTTCTGAAGTTAAAACCCCAGGTTCTACAAGTTTAGACGATATTACTCCCCAATTAGCTACCCCCTTATTCCCTAATTTAAAAAATTACCCCTTAGTTAATGAATATGTACTTATTGTAAAAGGACCATCAAATGTAAATCCTGATATAGGATCACAATTAAAGAATTTTTATGTAAGTATTACTTCATTATGGAATAGCCAACACATGAATGCTGTACCTATAGGTTTAAATAATGATAGTGATGTTGCCCCCTCTTTAAATAAATCTTATACCTCTATAGAAACAGGAAATGTAAATAGACCTGCAACACAAAAACAAAGTATAGATTTAAATGGTAATAGTGGTGGTACTTTTGAAGAAAAAGGAAATATCCACCCCATTTTACCCTTTGCGGGCGATAATATATTTGAAGGTAGATTTGGTAATAGTATTAGATTAGGTAATACCTCTAAAGCTGGAGGCATTATTACAAATAATTGGTCTACGGGTAATAATACTGAAAATGGCGACCCCATTACTATTATTAAAAATGGTCAACCCTTAAATGGCTCATCAGAAGGTTATTTACCTATAACAGAAGATATAAATAATGACCCTACGTCTATATATTTAACTTCTACTCAAAAAATACCATTTGATATAGCGGTTGCTTTAAAACGTGAAGGTGAAGGTTCAACTATACCTTATTCTAACATAATTTCTCCTGTACCTAAATCACCTAAATCCTATAATGGTCCTCAGGTAATATTAAATTCAGGTAGATTATTATTTAATACTCATACGGATAGTATATTACTTTCTTCACAAAAGTCTATTGTATTAACATCAATTGAAGATTTAGGAATACAATCTCAAACTAAAAATGTAAATATTATATCTGATAAAGGTGTAGTATCTCTAGGTAAACAAAATGCATCTGAATCCGTAATTTTAGGTGATACATTTATAAATGATTTTACAGCATTAATAGATAATTTAAAAACTTTATGTAGTGCTTTAGGTAAAGAAGGTTCTCTTCCTATTGCTTCATCTTTAGCCAATATTCTTAGTCAATCTGGGGGTGTATTAGATAATATATCTAACAGGGCACAAGCAGGTGATTATAAATCTAAAAAAGTAAAAACTACCTAATATGATAGATGAAAAAACATTATTAGATTTAGGTAAAGTATTTTTAAATACCCCTAAAGGTCAGGAAATAATAGCAAAAGCTGAAGGTGTAAAAGACAATGTTGATGATTTCAAAGCAACTAAAGAACAACTTGAAAAATACAAACCGGTTATTACTACTTTTTCTACTAAAGGAAGATTATATAGTGAACAAACAAGTGAACCTATTCAAGGAGTTGAAGTAAAACCTTTACTTGTTTTATTTCCAATGAAATTAGTAACTAAAACTAGAAAAATTAAAGTTGACGACCCCAGTGGTAAAATAAATAGAATAACTGGTAAACCTAAACAAATAAAAATAGAGGAAGAATATAAAGAATATGTATATGATAAAAATGGTGATAAAGAAATAAAAACTGATGAAAATGGGGAATATGAGATTAGGTTTGGAACAGTATCAATTGAAGCTTTACCTGAATTATCTATATTAGAACCAACAGTTCTTTATAAAAAAGACCAATACGCCCCAGATAAACAATCTTTAATAACCCTTGAGGGAGAAGTACCACAAATTCTACCTATAAAAAAATTAATTGATATAGATAAAGAAGCTGAAAGGCGGGCAGATCAAGTAAAAGATGAAATGAATAAGCTAGCTGAAACTGCTGCCCTTATAGGCTTAGGAGCAGTCCAAATAGCTATAATTACCATAAAAGCTCAAATATTATCATTTGCCGGGGTAGCCCAAAACAAATTATTTCCTTTAGCTATATCTTTAATGGTTGTGTTTGGTATTACCAAATTAGAAAAAGAAGAACAAGAAACGGCAGTATGCCCTAATAATGAGCTTTTAAGAGAACTTATAAAACGAAGAAATTCTATAGTTAAACAAATAAACCAAATGTGGATAGTAATAGCAGCAAACACAGCAATAGCAGCTTTATTTCTTTACTTATCAATTCAATTAAAGGGTGTAAAAAGTAGTATTTCCGCAATAGGCTTCCCAGTTGCCACACCTCCTGGTGTAGGTGTACCTTATTCTTTAATAGCAAAATTAGAAGATGTTAAAGAGTTACTTAAAGATTTAGTTGATATATCCGAAGATTTAAAAAAGGCATTACTTATATCCCTTATATTTTTAGTTATATCCTTAATAATAATATTAAGATACTTAAAACGTGTTGATGAACTAATAGAAAATTGTGGTGGTGATATACCTATGGAACAAATAAATGCTGAGCTTTTAGCAATACAAGCTAACTCACAAGAACAAGGAAATGTAATATTAACTAATGTAAATGGTTTTGAATTATCTGTAATACAAGAAGATAAATTTAAGGTAGGTGACCAATATAGAAGAAGAGCAATAGCTAAAAATTCAGGAGGAATTACAATATTACAAGGAGAACCTTCATTTAGTGCTGAAGACCAAATATTACTAGACGAACTAGCATTTTATATAATACAAAACAATTTAAAAGCAGATTAATTCAATATTTATAAACATATGAAACTAAATCAATTAAAAACAATCGTAAAAGAAGCAGTGAAAGAGGCTATACAAGAAGAGATGAAAGACATCCTTATGGAAGCTGTACGTGCTCCTAAACAAACCGTTGTCGAAAGAATAACAGCAAACCCATCAACAGATCCAGGAACACCTAGTCCCCTGAATCCAGTAATGCAAACTTCACTTCCTGAAACGGATAAACTAAAACTAAGAGAAAACATGATGAGTGTTTTAGATGGTATGAGACCTGGGGCAAATGGTACTATAAGTGCAAATACTAATAGTAGACCATTACAAATGGGTAGTATGGATACTACATCTCCAAATGGTCAATTACCTCAAGGTGAGGTATCTATGGATATGATTAATAACATAATGAAAGGAAAAGTATAATATGGCATTTAGAGCACCCAATCAATTTGTTAATGATTTAAGACCCTCAGTTGGTATTGGAGTAAACATCCCATTCAATGAAGGTGGTGTGTTCACTCCTAATTACCAAACAGCAGAAGCAATTAAAAATAATTTAATTAATTACTTTTTAACCAACCCGGGTGAAAGACCTGGAAATCCAACATTTGGTGGTGGTTTAAGAAGATTTATATTTACTCAAATAGATTCAGGAAATTTAGATTTTTTAAGGGAAGATGTAGAAACTAAAGTTAAAAGAGAATTCCCTTTAGTAAATGTTCAAGAATTAAATGTTTTAACTAACCAAGACAATAACGAAGTAACAGTACAAATATATTATAATGTTATAAATACTGCTATTGAAGATACTTTAAATTTAAATTTTAACTAATGGCTGTAAGAAAAGACATAAAATACGTAAACAAAGAATTTACAGAGTTAAAGAATCAGCTAATTAACTATTCACAAACTTACTTCCCAACCACTTATACAGATTTTTCAAACACATCTCCAGGGATGATGTTTATAGAACAGGCGGCATATGTAGGGGATGTATTATCTTTCTATTTAGATAATCAAATACAAGAAAACTTTTTACAATATTCTAGACAACAAAGCAATATATTTGATATGGCTTATATGTACGGTTATAAACCTAAGGTTACTGGTTTAGCTAATACTATTGTAGATATATACCAACAAGTTCCTGCTAAATTAGTTAACAATGAGTATGTTCCTGACTATAATTACGCTTTATACGTAGGTGCTAATACATCAATGACAACAACATCAGCAACAACCGTAACTTTTACATTGGATAACCCTATAGATTTTACAGTATCTAATTCACTAGACCCAACTAATGTTTCAGTTGCTCAATTATCAGGAGGTAATCCTTCCTTTTACCTGTTAAAAAAATCTAGAAATGTCTTTTCAGGTAAAATTAATACAACATCATTTTCAGTAGGAGCCCCACAAGATTTCCTTACAATAGATATTGACCAGCCTAATATAGCTGGCATAGTTGATATAATAGATACTGATGGGAATAAATGGTATGAGGTTGATTATTTAGGACAAGAATTAGTATTTGATGGGGTTAGAAACACAAATATAAATGATCCAAATACATACTTAGATACTGATACACCTTATTTATTACAAACTAAATCAGTAGAAACTAGATTTGCAACTCGGTTTTTAAGTAATACAAAACTCCAACTTCAATTTGGTGTTGGTAATCCAAATAGCACAACAGAAGAAATTATTCCAAATTCAATGAATGTTGGTTTAGGTTTACCTTTTGAACAAGATAAATTAACAACGGCTTATAGCCCTACAAATTTTATATTTACAAACACATATGGTATTGCCCCTTCGAATACTACTTTAACTATAAGATATTATACCGGAGGTGGAGTTCAATCAAATATATTATCTAATACCCTTACAAAGATTAATACTTCAAATATAAAATTTATAAAAGGTGGGTTAGACCCTAATTTATCACAATATGTATTTAGCTCAATAGCGACCAATAACCCTACAGCAGCTTCCGGAGGTCAAGATGGGGATACAATAGAAGAAATAAGGCAAAATAGTATATCTAATTTCTCAACACAATTAAGAAATGTAACGGCTAATGACTATTTAGTAAGGGCTTTAAGTATGCCCTCTAAATATGGTAGAATATCAAAAGCATGGACACAAAAACCCAATGCCGATGAAGCTAATACAACATTAGACCTTTATGTATTGACACAAGATAATAATAATCATCTAGATACTGCTTCTAATACTTTAAAACAAAATGTTAGAACATATCTTAATGAATATAGAATGATTGGGGATACTATTAGTATTAAAGATGCTTTTATTATTAATTTTGGTGTAACTTTTCAAATTGTAACTTATCCTAATTTTAATAATAATGAGGTACTTGAAAGATGTATAATCTCTCTTCAAACATATTTTAATACTGATAAATGGCAGATTAATCAACCCATAATTATTCCTGATTTATTTGTAATGTTAGATGCATTAGAAGGAGTACAAACTGTTAAATCTATAATAATAAATAACATTGCAGGAACAAATAGCGGATACTCAGAATGGGCTTATGATATGGATGGCGCAAATCAAAATGGAACAATATTTCCTTCACTAGACCCAAGTATTTTTGAATTAAAGTACCCAAACACAGATATTAAAGGAAAAGTAGTAAACTTATAATTATGGCAGTATATAAATTATTTCCCTCACAAGACGCTTCAATATATAGTGCTTACCCGGCAATGAATGCAGGACTTGATGCTATATTAGATGTAAATAACAAAGTAACAGATGTAAATCCTGTAGCTCAAGTAGCAAGATCTTTAATTAAATTCGATCAATCACAAATAGACGATGTAATTGATAATATAGCAAAAGTAACAGGATCATGGGATAACTTTTCAGGAAGCCTAAAATTAAATGTAGCAAAAGCTACAAATGTTATTTTAAAATCAAACATAGAAGTTTACCCCATATCAGGATCATGGAATAATGGATCAGGACAATATTTAGATAAACCTGTTAATCATACTGGTGTAAGTTGGGTATATTCTGACTACTCAGGTTCAAATAAATGGTCAACTGGAGGTTGGAATCCACTTATTACAGCCTCATTTTCTGGAAGTAATAATGCAGGAGGTGGAGTATGGTATACAGGATCTGGGGGTTATGAAGGAATTGGTCCTTTAGAGTTTACACAATCCTTTAATTTAAGAAGTGACAAAGACTTAAATGTTAATGTAACAGATGCATTAAGAGTATGGTATTCATCATCTAGGGGTTTAAATGCAGGTAAAATAGAAATAGCAAACGAAGGATTTATAGTAAAATGGGAAACTGATAAAGAATTTATTACTTCAAGTGCAGTATCACCTCAATTAAGTTACTATTCAGTAGATACAAATACAATTTATCCCCCTCAATTAGAAATAAAATGGGATGATTCTGTATATGAGACAGGATCATTAGAGGTTATTAATACTCCTGATTTATTTGTAGCATTAGATAATAACCAGGGTATATTTTATAGTGAAAGTATAAATAATTTTAGATTAAGTGTACGCCCTGAATTTCCCATTCGTAGTTTTCAAACCGCTTCTGTTTATACCACAAATTATGCTTTACCTTCACAATCTTTATATGCAATTAAGGATTTAGATACTAATGAATTTGTTGTTGATTTTGATAAAGAATTTACAAATATTAGTTGTGATTCAACCGGAAGTTTCTTTACTGTTTATATGAATGGTTTGGAACCTGAAAGATATTATTGTATATTGATACAAACTGAGATAGCAGGTCAAACTATAGTGATGGATGAAAATTATTACTTTAAAGTAGTTAACGGGTAAAAATAGAATGGATAGAAATAAAGAAAAAATAGATTTAATTAAAAAAGTATATTCTAAAACAGATTATACTAAAATTATAGATACTCGATTTCAACAATTGGGTAACATTTCTGTAAATCAACAAATAGATGAAACGGTTACAGTAAATGATTTTTTTGAATCTTACAATGATTTATTTTACGATATCCCCTCTTATGGATCTAGTAATTCACATGAATATCTAGTTAAAACTAGTGGTGACTATATAAACTTTGATCAAGATAATGAAATAATAGTAGCATTGAGAGCGGAAATATCACAACTAAGAAGGGATTTATTACAAGCACAAATTGCAACTGCCGAAGCACTTTCAGGAGAAAAAATTAATTTAGATGTTGATAATATACAAGATGAGGATCTATCAGGGAATAAAGAATATAATGATATTATAAGTTCAATCCCAACAACAACAAACCCATAATACTACAAATACTACTACTTTCTAAATATGGAAGAAAATAAAATAAATATAGTACAGGTTGACCCAACAACATTTGAGTTTCAACAATATAGTGAAAAAGATAGCAATTTAATATCTTCTTCAAGATTAGATACTGCTTTTACTTCATCCACAGATTATATAGAGTATTATGCTTATGATGAAAGTAAAAATCTTATTTTTCCCACAGTTGGATCAGTAAAAGCAGTTCCCGTAACAAATTATAGTGTAATAAATGGAGATACTTTATTATACCCAGATGAAAATCTTTCAGAACTAGGGTATGATGAGGGTACTTTTTATGCTACTTATAATTTCTATAGAAAGCTTATAGCTTCAGATATTGAAAATAACTATTATATTAGTGAAATTAGTTCAGACAGAACAGAATTAAGGTTAAATAGTAATACTATATCCAGTGAATTAATTATTAGTTCAAGTGAAGCATTTATTGGGTTTCGTGAAACTCAAGATTATTTTGTAGATTTCTTACTTAATTTTGGTAATGATCAACAAGTAATATCAAATAATTTAAGATTAGATACAACAACTGCTGTAGAACCTTCATTATTAGTTAAATTATATGAGCCTTTACCTTCCCAATTTGATTTAAAATCAACATTATGGGTAGTTGAAGAAATTTCATATCCTGAAGCATATAGTGTTACTTTTCCACCTTTTATTTTTGAACCAAATGATATCCAATTCATAAAAGGACCAAACTATAGTATTAATGTAACACAAGAAACAGGTGAATCAAGCCAATTATTTAGTTATGATACCTTAATTGGTACAGATATAACTAGTTCTCAAAACCAAGTAAAAAATTTATTAAATAGAAAAGATATTAACATAAGTGTTAATTACAATGAATATAGTAATTTTGTTCACTTTTCATCCGCCTATACTAGGTTAGATAATTTTTATTATAAAGTAGGATTAATCCAATCTTCAAGTAATGCTATAGATAATTTACTTTTAAATAGTGGTACTTACAGTTCTAGTAAAGCTGAAATTAGTAATAGTATTGAAAAAATAATTTCTAACTTAGATGGTTGGGAATATTTTATGTATTTTAATAGTGGTTCAGAAAAATCATACCCAAAACAAAACACAGAACCTCCTTATATTTTATTTCCAACTGGAAGTACCGAAGCATTAACTTGGGTAGGGAGTACAGATGAAGGAAGTCCTTATTATGGAGGACAAGCCCTATCTGCTTCTAATTATGATGAAAATAATCAAGATTATTTATATAATTCAATACCTGAATATCTTAGAGAAGACCCAGAAAATGAAAAGTATGAATTATTCGTTGATATGGTTGCTCAACAGTATGATAACACATGGTTATATACTAAGAATTTAACCACTAGATTTGACGCGGATAACCGTTTAGATTATGGTATTTCTAAGGATTTAGTAGCGGATGCTATTAGAGATTTTGGTATAAAATTATATTCAAATAATTTTAACTCTAACGATTTATATACCGCCTTTTTAGGATTAACTCCCTCAGGTAGTACATTCCCTTTCCCAGATATGACGGGGTCAATCGATACTCTAGTTAACACACCTACGGGGTTTCAGTACGTAGATACTCAAATATCTGCCTCAAACGATATAGTCCCATTAGATGATGTTAATAAGCAATTATATAAACGAATTTACCATAACATACCCTTATTACTTAAGAAAAAAGGTACAATAGCTGGTATAAGAGCATTAATTACTGCTTATGGAATCCCAAGTACTATTTTAAGAATAAACGAATTTGGTGGTAAAGATAGAAACGACTTTCAAGATTGGGATTATAGTGAAGATGTATTTAATTACGCATTTCATTCTGATGGTATAAACAATCAAATTACCTCCTCATTTCAATTAAGTGATGATTTTGCTAATACTGTTCAAGAAACAAGACCAAAATCCTTACAATTTAGATTTAAAACACCAGGTGTACCTGAAACAGCAACACCAATACATCAAAATTTATGGGTTGGAGATAATAGTACATCCTTTATTACTTTAGATTATACAGGATCAGGAATGACTACTTCAAGTTATAGTGGATCATCCCCTTCTGAATCTAATGCCTATGGTACTTTAACATTTTATCCAGATGGGGGTAATGGATTAGACAAAACAGCAAGTATAGATTTACCTTTCTTTGATGGAGGATGGTGGTCAGTAATGGCTACAGTTGATTATTCAGGAAATGATAAAGCTTATATATACGCTGCTAATAGGATTGGTGATAAAATAGGACACTCTGGCTCAGATAGCATACTACATAACTGGCAATATTGGGATTTAGTTCAAACTTCAAGATTTCCAAATATAAATGGTGTATCTGTAAATGGGGTATTAGCTACACCTTTTTCTGGAGCATACCAAGAAATAAGATATTGGGATACAGCATTAAGTGAAAGTTTGTTTTACGATTATGTAGTTAATCCTTATTCAACCCAAGGTAATACAATTAATATAACACCTCAAGATTTAGCCTTTAGAGCAGATTTAGGTACACAATTAATAACATCAAGTAGAACTTCAATACATCCTAAAGTTACAGGATCTTGGGCAACAACACAGTCCTTTTCAAGTGGGGATAGTGAATTTTATGTAACTGGTTCATTTATACAAAATAGAGAAAGTATTTTCTTAAATCAAGTACCAGGAGGTATTAAAAATAGGATAAGCGATCAAATTAAAATAGTTCAAGAAGTATTACCTTCTGGTTCTACTTTATCACCTTATAGATCAATACAACAAGATATTTACCCAAGTGGTAGTAATCCTAGTATTAACTATTTAGAAGTAGCATTCTCACCTACAGATCAAGTTAACGATGATATTATAGCACAAATAGGTGCTTTTAATTTAGGAGAATATATAGGTGATCCTAGACAAATATCTGAATCTGGGTATTCCTACCCACAATTAGATGCTTTAAGAGATGCATATTTTACAAAATATATAAATAGTTATGATGTAAATGATTTTATTAGGTTAATTTCATTCTTCGATAATTCATTATTTAAAATGATAGAAGATTTTACACCTGCTAGAACGAGTTTATCTTCTGGTGTTGTAATAAAACAAAATTTATTAGAAAGAAACAGACAAGCACCTCCATCAATGTCATTTACCACCCCTGAATATTCAGGTAGTGTTAAATCATTCCCTAGAGACTATCAAGTACCTAACTCCAGTAGTTCATTTCCAGCATATGGTAATGTTAGTGGTTCTGCTATATATAGGTTTAGTGGTGGTACTGGGGGTTCATTTGAACCCTTTAATAATAATTTTGCTGCCCCCGTTAGCAAATCTGCTCAAAATACTTGTTTATTAGGGTATTTTTATAATACATCTAATGACTTATTAGAGGTAAATGATACTTTTGGTGAATCTATTTTTTCAACAAATATAGATAATAACCCTACTACCATGAGCCTTAATTTAAGAGGAGAATCAGGTATAAATAATTTTGATTTTCTTCAAGTATTAGCAACTTCATCTCTTAATCAAGATAATTTTCTATATTATAGTGCTTTATCAGGACAGGATAGAATGAAATATAAAATTGATGAAATTCAATTTGGTGGTGGTTATGGTGGTTTTGAAAGTGATTATGGAGAAACAACTTATGGTACAAATTATAGTAGTAGTGTATTTTTCAAATTAACCGTAATTACCAATTCAGGGTTTGTACCTGTAGAGGATCAAGAAGTAGAAATTTGTTTTGAACTTAATGGAGAACCTTATAGTGGTTTAACAGAAGCTGAAGTTTCTGCCTCTGAATTTTATGCTCAATACCCAGAGTTTGTACAACAATGGAGTGAGTCAATAGTTCCTTCTTTAGGAATTACACCTCCATATCATCAAGAACAAACAGGATCAAATCAATCCCCTCCTGTTAATTATCCTAGAATTGACCAAAGAGAGTTTTATAATGGAGAATTTGGTAATGCTATTCAAGTAGGAGCTAATGAAATTTGTAAAACATTTTTTGGACATGATGCTATTATAGATTATTTCTTTAGAATCCAATGGTTTAATAATATATCTAAAAATGAATCAGATTTTGTACTCCCTAACTTTATCCCAACAGAAGGAAATGTATGGTTTTGGGCAGACACAGTTAACCAAAATGGTATATTAACACAAAATTACCCCCTTAATATAACCCAAAACTTTCAAACCACTCCTTACCCATCTAACACTAATGTAACAACTACAAATATAACAACAGATGGTAGTGGAACAGGTGCTGAAGTAAGAATAAGCACAACAACACAACCTGCTGCCCAATCATGGTTAAGTGTTAAGGTAATTAATTCTCCTAGTAATTCTGGTTATCAAGTAGGGGATACTATAACAATATCTATAGCTGAATTACAAAGTTTAGGGTATACAACCGCAACACAAGATTTAATTATAACTTTAGAAGTTAAAGATGTTGCTTATGGTGTAACTAATAAGGTTAAATATATCAAAATGTCTAATGTTGATGTTAATGGTGTAGCAATACAACCCTTTATTACGGATAGTGATTATGTAATATTTAATTTAACAGGAGCCTCTGATTATCTAAATAATTTAATTGAAGGGTATCAATCTTATTTTATATCAAATACTTCAAATCAAAGTGATGGATTTCCTGGTACCGAAGATGCAACTTTATTAATAATTAATCAAGAACCTTCATCTAATGCAGTTAACTCATTTGATGATTCATTTTATAATTTAACCTTTAGTGCAAGTGGGGTATTTAGTTATTATGCTACCTCTTCAGGAGAAGATCCAAATGTAATCCCTTCAACAGGGTTTACAGAATCACTAGCACAAGGGTATTTTCCACCAATACCTACATACCCTACAGAATCGTTTTTTAAAGGATGGCATGAAGCTAATTATTTCCAAACAACAAATGATGGTGGTCTTGTTAGAGTATCAACGGGTGATAGTTTTAATACTGATACCTTTGGAAATTTTAACACAGGTTCAAGAGAGTTTGATGGAGATGCTACTAACACCCCAAGTGAAGTACCATGGTTTATGAATGCTAAAAATGACACATATCATGCTTTAAGTGCTTCATCTACTTTAACAGGAGGGGCACCATCAATAATAAAATTAGCTTTATATCAAGGCGATATAACAGCATCATCAGTCCCTATTGGACCCGCTTTTAATTTATATTCATCACCTTCAACTATAACAATAACTCCTAATTTACAACAAATTCAAGGAACTACTGATATTGTTAGTATAAGTAGTTGTGGGTCTGGAACTGTTCCTAGTTCTGGAACTCCAGCTGAAAGAACATCCACCACACAAGTAAGTGTAGGAGGTAATCCTAACACTCAATATGTAATGTATTTTATGACTGATGAAAGTGGTGCTTGGTTAGTACACCCAGGCACACCAAGTTTCCTTACTATAGTTGGTGGAGGAGTTACTCCTAATCCAACTGTAGCAAATAACGGGAATGTATATACAGGAGATAGAACTATTAATATTAGATGTGATGCATCCCCTGGTCCAACTCCCCCAGATAATTTAGAGGAAACTCAAAGAGATTGGAGAGTTGTTATAAAGAATTTTGATCAAACCAATTATCCTCTAAATGAATCTTATTGTGCTTATTATCAATTAGGTTATTTTGGAGGACCGACACAAGGAGATGATCCTATAGATCCATAAAAAATAATAATAGTATAAAAAAATAGTTTTAAAATATTTATAACAAAATAACATAAATGGCAGTAGCTCCAACACCAGACATAAGGTATTATCTTAAAGAAACCACTAATCAGATATTAGTATCAGGTTCTTCTAATAATTTAGATATGAATCTTAAACTTAATTCTATTAAGGATCCTACAACGGTAGCTAATAATAATTATACTTCTAAAATCTCATCATTAGGGACTAATATTTCGTATGTAGTACAAAATGGAATAGAATTTACTAATTTAATACTAAACCAAAATTTATCTTATACCCAACCAACTACATCTGCAACTAATACTGCTACTATAACAAAAAATGGTAGTGAAAATGGTACTGGGGCAATATTCTTTTTAAAATCTGTAGGTTCAAATATTAACCAAGTTAAAGTTAATAACACAGGATCAGGATATCAAGTAGGAGAAACTATAACATTTACACAATCAGAACTATTAGCTGAAGGATTTACAGCTGTTTCAAGTGGTATAGTTATTACTTTAACTACAAATAATATAGTAGAATCAACAACTGAAATCCCAATTAGAAACGATCAAGAGCTATGGGTATACAGAGGATACAATACTGATGGTGGAGATGGAGATACATATAGATATAACCCACACATCCATAGACCTTATAAGGCTTATATATTAACAGAAACAGGTTCAGGATCACCAGCTTCTCCCTTTATTCCTCTAGGTGGCAATGTATATACATCAACAGTTAATAGTAATGTAAACATAAATAATGTTTTTTTAGAAGGTACATTAAATGAGTTAGGAAATGGGGTTTTAAATGGGGTAACTCAAGTAAACCAACAAGTAAGTGGTTCATTTCAAGTATTTCATGAAGAAATGGGTGTTAGTCCATGGGTTTTTACCCAGTATACTTCTATATCCGCAAACCCACCATCAGCAGGTGCCGCATTTAGGGTATATAAAGAAAACGCTACAACAACAGATAGTGGAAATTATAATTTTAGAACTAATACATCACCCCCTGTAATTAATGAAAATATAGCATATAATGACTCAACTATTGCTAGTGTAACAGAAGTATATGTAGGTGATGGTTCAACTTTTTATCAAACATTAACAACTTTATCGGGATCAGTAGAAGATTTTAATAAAAATGCAGGTAAAATAAAGGTAGCACAATTTTCAAATATTTTAAATAATGTTGAATGGGACATTACTGATTTAGAAACAGTTCCTGGAGCTGATCCTTATATAAAATTAACAGTAAATAATGTTAATTTAAGTGTAGGGTATTCTACACTTCCTGATACGGAAGCTGTCACTCTTACTTTATCTGAGTTTAGTAATTTAACTAATACTATAAGTCAAACTCAAGGTACTTCTCTAAATCTACAACCAGTAGTATTTAATAATTCTTTAAGAAATGGGGATTATACTTATACAAGTAGTTTTTTCCCAACATCCGGAACTGTTCCTAATGCTAATGATGCTGTAGGAACTACACAATTTGGTTTATGTACAAATTATGGGTATTTTGTAAAATATACGGTATCATATGATAATGCTAATGTTGGGGAAGAAACAATAGATGTTAATTTTACAAGTAGTACTAACGATTTAGTCCCCAATACCTTTCAATTACCAGAAGGCTTTTCAGCAGGTATTTTTGCCCAAATAGGATCAATATCAACAACAGGATTTACATTCCCTAGTAATACAAGCCAAAACCAAGATGGTACTTATATTTCACCTCAATTAAATATTACAATAGAAAACCCTAATGCTAATAACCAAAACATAATACCCCCAGATTTATTTGCAACTAGATGGAGTGATGTTTATATTTCATTCTCACAATCTTTATCTTCTAGTATAGATGGTTTATATGTTTTTAATCAACTCCCACAAAATGATGTACAAGTAACAGCATCAATGTTTTTAGCGGCATGGACTGGTAGCGATGATGAAGGTGCAAAATACGCATCTGCTATATATGCCACAGACGTATATGGAGAGGGTGAAGACGGCGATGGTCCAACTTGGCCTACCGCTTCAATTCGATTATATACTGGTAGTTACCCACTTAGTATTCCAACAACAGCTAATAATTTTGTAACAGAATCTCAATTTAAAAATGATTCAATTCATCTGGGTGGTTATGCCATTACTATGAGTTATTTAATACCCTCCCAATCTATTAATATTAAGGATTGTTTATCTTTAGCATTACAAGTATCATCAGGGTCAGCAAATTCTGCTTCAGTAGAAAATTCTTTAGTAGTACGACATTATGAATTAGAATTTAATACACCTGCGGGATTAATAGAAGGAGATGGTTTAGTTCCAACAGTTATAGAAAATGCCTTTTCGGGATCAAATGGATTTGATAACGAGGTTGATTGTCAACCTTTATTAAATAATGTTGTTGGTGAAAGAGAAAATGGACAAATACAAATAGTAAATTACTCAGTTGATCCTTATACACCTTCAAATTTTCAATTGATACTTTCAGGATCAGCATTAAAATCTACAGTACCCTCCTCAAACTATACTCAACTAACTAGTATTTATCCTAGATATGTTGGGTCAAGATCAACATCAGATGATTTTAATCTTTCATCTTCAGAGTCACCAATTCAATATACATATGGTAATGTTCCTGTAGTTGATTATTTAAACACAAATTTTGCATATGCTGAACAAATAACAGACCCCTATCCTGTAATAAACGATAAAGTACAATTTAATGTTAAATATCTAATTAATGGGACAGGAGATGCTAATAATCCAAACTTATCACCTTATACCGCTTTTGATATTAAAAGTACTTGGAAAGAAACAACTAATAGTAATGATCCAGATTTAATAGAGACAGGTAAGGTAGCAATGAACCAAGTGGAGGGATCAACAGCATATAACTTTCTAAATGGGGATCAAGAAATAGAAAAGGTAGCACAACAATTAGTACCTATTTTATATTCTCAAACATCTTCTAATGGTTATCAATCTTTTATACCATTAAAAGGACAATCAATCCCAGAATATACTCAACCATATACAGAATATGGTATGAATTATAATGGTGCTTTATTTGTCCCAGCAAACGGTGTTAACCCAGCTAACAAAAATATTAATATCAGTAACTTATTAGGAAGTGTATCCGCTACTACTTTACAAGCAGGTGTTAATTATTTAAATAATTTTGGTCCTGATATAACCCCAGATTCATGTGATGATCCTATTATAACAAACGCTGCTTGTGCCACTGATCCTAATGCATCTTTAGGTAATGTATTTTTTATTACAGATCCCAAAGAACCAGTTGGAAGTACAAATGGTTTATCTGCTCCTTATTCTATAGAATTTAGTGGAAAATTCCCTACAACACCACCACAAGAAGTTAGAACATCTACAGGTGGTTGGAATGATGGTTCCAATTACAATGGGGGTGAAGTAGGTACATTTGAAATATCACTTCAAGCATATAAACGAAATGCCTTTGGACAGTTTGCATGGAGAAATATAAAATTAAGTTTAATAGAACAAGTTAAATTAGTTCTTCATTATGCAGGTGGTAGTATACTTAGTATACCTTTAGCTTCAGCTTATGGTGCACAAAATGTTGGGTTAGTAGATAATGGTTTTAAACTTAGAGTTAATATGAGAGCTCATGATACTAGGAATTATGCTAATGAAAGTGGTCAAAATGCTTATGGGGCTACATATGCTACCTTAGATATAGGGATAAAAAATGCTCCAAGCGAAATTATAAAATCAAATAGACCATATAGAATTAAGGTATCACAAACTTATTTATCAGAAAATGTTGATCCCCCTAGGAATTATTGGAATCCAATAAATAGACCACAAATAAATGGTGGTCAATTAATAACCCCAGCAGTAGAAGGCCCATTTGTAAATTTAATAATTAATTCTAATACAGAAGATGAAGGCCAAGCTGAAAGTGCAGGATCAATGGTAACTCCATTTTGGGTATTTCCTGATAGTTCAACTACAGAATTATTTATAAGGGAGGATGGAACTAATTATGAATTAGACCAACAAATATATTTGTCTAATGCTAATAATTATCAACCAGACCCAGGATCAGATCCACCAACATATTCTCCACAACCTTTTGGAAATGATTATTATAATTCAGGTAGATCACAACAATCTTTAAATTATCTTCCAGGACCAAGTTCAAGATTTCCAGGTGGGTTTGAACCAGAGGATACTGTAATACCTAATTTTAACATTCCATGGACAGTAGAAGTAGGTGATCAAATACGATTTATTAACGATGAATCTCAGGTATTTAATGTTTTAGGAGTAAAAACTCCAGAAGAAAGAGAAAATAATGATAGACAGTTATTATTATTATTAGACAGATCAGTTGATCCTTCTATTAATAAAGATTTCTTTTTATTAAGAAGATGGAGGTTTGAACCTTCATCAATAATAATAAATCAAACTTTTCCTTATGCTGAATTACCGATAAAAAGAGAATTCATACCATCACAAAATCAAGATTTAGTATATGGTACTGATACGGGACAACCTCCTACCCCACAAAATGCTACTGGGTCTTTTACTACACAGGAGCAATCTGGAAGTATTATAACAACGTACTCACCATTATTAAAGAAAAATAACACACCTTCTGGTTTCTTATTTCCAAATTTTCCAATAAAAGAAATAGAACTTACACCAGATGAAGCATTAATCCAACTAAGGGACAACAAACTAATAGATTAACATATTTATAACATATAATAATAAACACAAATGGGATATTTAAACAATTCAGTAATAACAGTTGATGCTATCTTAACAACAAAAGGTAGAGAATTGTTAGCAGCTAACGACGGTTCATTTAGAATCACACAATTTGCTTTAGCAGATGATGAAATAGATTATACACTTTATAATCCATCACACCCTTCTGGTTCACAGTTTTATGGTGAAGCTATAGATGGAATGCCTTTATTAGAAGCATTTCCTCTTGAATCACAAATAATGAAATATAAATTAGCAACACTACCAAGAGGTACAGCTAAATTACCAGTATTAAATGTTGGGTATAATGCAGTAACACTTCAACAAGGTGCTACATTAGCAATTACCCCTCAAACATTAAATTACTTAGGTAATGATCAAGTGTTTGAAACATCAGGTTATAGTGTAACTATTGCAGATGTTCGTTTATTAAATACTTTTGAAGCAACTGGTATTAATACAGCAGCCTCAACAACTGCTAATGTTAATTCAACAACAACTTTAGGAACAAATGTTTCTTCAACTATAACAGGTACACAGGTTACATTAAGAGCAACTACAGTAAATACATTGTTTGGGGCAAATGCAACTTTATTAAGTACTTTAACATTTACAGGTTTAGATAGTGGGGCAAGAATTACTATTCCAATAACAATAACTAAATCAACAACATAATAAAAAAGATATGGGATTTAAAAGATTAGAAGCAGATGATTTTGTAGTAAGTGCACAAGCACAAACTTCCACCTGTTGGACAAATAACGCACCAGTACTTACAACCTTCTTTACAAGATCGGGTCAAGTAGTAGCAGAATCAGGAAAATATTATACAACAGTATATAACCTTGAACAGGGTGATGCTGGTTCACAAGCCCAATTTGAAATTGCTTATGGTAACGAAACAGGAGGAGGAGCTCTTGCTTATAATCAACCAGCAGTGCCTAATGTATCCCCAGCTTCTACAATTTATGGGCAATATAGAACACTAGTATTAGAAGATGAAAATGGATCTTTTGTATTTGGAGGTGTTACAGGTAGTTCAATTTATGCTGTTAGTGTAGAAAGATCAGCTTATAAACAATCTTTATTCCCTGGTTCATTAAATGTAATATTAACTGGTCCTACAAATCAACAAGTAACTTTAACTGATAATTCAAATATGGTTACTGTACCAACTTTTTATGGTACAATGAGAGCATATGAAGTAATTAGTGGATCTGATGGTTTTTCATATAACTCAGGTTCAGGTGGTACCGGATATACAGAAAAAAGTGGTTCATATGGTTTATTTTTACCAGATATTGGAACAATATTATTAAATGGAGATGCTTTAGATTTATCTGGAGCAGATGGAGGAATATCTTTAGGTACAAACCAAGACTTAAACTCAATTTCCGATCCTACTAACCCAGTAAAATTACTTAACAGTTTTAAAACAGGTTCTTCATTTGGATTAAACTCAGAAGAAACAATTACTTCAGATTTTGTATTTATTAGAGCAAGAAATAGTGAATTCAATTATTCAGAAAACCCATCATATATTTCAGGATCAACTGGGGAAGTTATTTATAATTACTTTATTAATAACCCTCAAACATATATGACATCAATTGGATTATATAATGATTCAAATGAACTGTTAGCGGTAGCAAAATTATCAAAACCTTTAAACAAAGATTTCACAAAAGAAGCTCTTGTTAGAGTTAAACTAGATTTTTAAAAATGAATGGGCGCTTACAAAACATTAAACTCACAAGATATAATAATATCACCTTTAGAGCTAACTAAAGGATTTTCATTTACTGGAAATGCTTTAACTGCTTCTGATGTAGGGGTTGATCGTTTTTTAGGAGCAAAATTCCAAACTTCTAGTGCTACAGGGTATATAACAGAATATTCACAGTCTTCTGTATATTATTCTGCTCAACAATTATATTATTCAAATTACATCTCAAGTAGTAATGGCGAGGTACAAATAGCTAATACACAATCAATATCCCCAGATGGTACTACTCATGGTATAATAGATTCAAATGCCTTTGAAAACTTTGATCAAACTGATTTAAACCCAGAAAAATATTGGCCAACTAGTTCTTATACAACACGAACCTTACTTGGTCCCTTATATGGGGAAGCTATATATGGAGAAGATGTTTATGGTGAACCCACAGAAATATCTCCTACTATAGGAGTAATATCAATACCCAAATCTTTATTTGGAGATTATATTTTACCTAGTTCTATTAACATCACTACCCCCAGTGGAAGTTATTATGATGATGGTGAAGGTAAACTAATAAGAACAAATATAAATGATACTGTAACCGTAGTAGGTAATGTTATTTATGGGCAAGGTATGATTGTTTTTACTGGTGGAAGTAGAAAAGAAGGAATTGGAGAAGAAGGGTATTGGGGTAGTGCGGAATATGGAGACGGTATATATGGTGGAAGAACAGTAGGAAATAATGATGTTGAAAACCTTATAGATACTCTTAATATAACTGTATCCTTTTCATCTTCTTTTACTATTTATGAAACGCAATATAAATGTACTATTGGAGAAAGTGAATTTAATTATACACTAAATCCCTCCACTATATCAGGTTCTAGTAATGACGGTACTGTTTATTCATATGCCACGGGGTCATATTTTTCCCCATATGTTACAACAGTAGGCTTATACAATAATAGCAACGAATTAGTAGCAATTGGGAAAATGGCACAGCCACTTCCTACATCAAGAACTACTGATACAACAATTTTAGTAAACATTGACAGACAATAACCTTTTATATATTTATAATAAAATAAATACCAATACATCATGGCAGACCAAGAATCTACATTATCCGGAGCAGGGATACAAACAGGAGAAACAGTAGAAGCAATACAAGTAAAACAAATAGTAGATGCTTTTACTAATAATAGAAATACATCATATAACCTTTCAGGGTCATTTAAAATGACCGGGTCTTTTTCAACCACAGGCTCTGTAACTTTAAAAGGAGCATACGAAAACGAAGCAACAACTCCAGGAGAACAAGCTTATCCAATGTTATTAATAAAGGATGATGGAGAACTTTTTAGAGGAGCATCCGCATCAGGAGCAACAGGACCTCAAGGAGCTCAAGGTATAATAGGTGCAACAGGTCCACAAGGTGCAAATGGTGCTCAAGGTGCACAAGGTGCACAAGGTACTCAAGGTATAACAGGTGGTGTAGGTACAAAGGGTGCTCAAGGTGCAAATGGTGCTCAAGGTGCACAAGGTATAATAGGTACTCAAGGTATAACAGGTGCAGATGGTACAGGTGCACAAGGTGCACAAGGTATAATTGGTATTCAAGGTATAACAGGTGCAGATGGTACAGGTGCACAAGGTGCACAAGGTATAATAGGTAACCCTGGTTCACAAGGTGCTCAAGGTATAATAGGTGGAGATGGTAGCGAAGGTACTCAAGGTGCTCAAGGTATAATAGGTAACCCGGGTTCACAGGGTATTCAAGGTTTACAAGGTATAACAGGTGATACTGGTTTACAAGGTCTACAAGGTATAACAGGAGCAGGAACACAAGGTACTCAAGGTATTCAAGGTATTACTGGTGCAGATGGCGCTCAAGGTATACAAGGTATAACAGGTGCAGGCACACAAGGTGCTCAAGGTATTACTGGTTTACAAGGTCTACAAGGTATAACAGGTGCAGGCACACAAGGTGCTCAAGGTATTACTGGTCTACAAGGTTTACAAGGTATAACAGGTGATACTGGTTTACAAGGTCTACAAGGTATAACAGGTGCGGGAGCACAAGGTTTACAAGGTATAACAGGTGATACTGGTTTACAAGGTCTACAAGGTATAACAGGTGCAGGCTCACAAGGTTTGCAAGGTATAACAGGTGTAGGAGCACAAGGTTTACAAGGTATAACAGGTAATACTGGTTTACAAGGTTTACAAGGTATAACGGGTAATGAAGGTGTAGGTGCTCAAGGTGCTCAAGGTATAATAGGTACTCAAGGTATAACAGGTGCA